GTGATCAGGTAACTTGTACCATTATGTGTAGTCAAGATTATAGTGAACATAAATTTTTTGAAGGGTGGATGTCTGCAATATACAATAAGCACGGTACTGTAGGGTGGGATCAATGGGGAAGAGGAAATGGTACAAGTACAACTAATCACTATTCAATGATGTATTATGATGATTATATTTCTTCAATATACATAAACACTCTTGATAGGCAAGGCGCAGAAACTTCAAAAATTACTTTAAAAGAAGCATATCCAACAAATATTGGTGCGATAGATATGCAATGGGGTGACGGGGATATCGCTCAATTTACTGTCACATTTACATTTAGAGATTGGGAACATCAACAACCAGAACCACAGGAATTCTGGGCGGCCAAGGGGGTTCAAGGTGGAGGCAGCGACGGTAAAGTTACTGACACAATGGATCCTTGGAACGATGGTGACCACAAACCAAATAGATTTAATCATTAACAATATAGGATGAAAATATTATGTTACCAAAAATTGAAACACCTGTTTATAAAATTGAAGTTCCATCAACTAAAGAGATTGTAGAATATAGACCATTTTTAGTTAAAGAGGAGAAGATACTTTTAACAGCAATGGAAGGAGCGAAAGATAAAGAGGAAAATGAATTTGAGGGAATTGTACGGGATACTATTATCAAGATTATTGGTAACTGTACAGAAGGAAAAGTGGATGGAAATAAGTTACCAACATTTGATGTTGACTATCTATTTTTGAATATTAGAACAAAGAGCCGAGGGGAAGTTTTAAAACCTTCATTCAACTGTCAAAATGTTGTTGACGGAGAAACGTGTGGTGAATCAAATGAGGTTATAATTAATTTGAATGATGTTAAAATTAAGTTTCCAAAGGAAGATAAATCAAAGATTATGATTAATGATTCTGTTGGAATTCAGATGAAATACATCAGCACCGAAGAATTAAAATATCACGACAAAGAGAATGATGATGTTGAAAAAATGTTTAAGATTATAGTTGATTCAATTGATTATATTTTCGATAATGACCAAATATATAAATCATCAGAAACGCCAAAAGCAGAAATGATGAAGTTTGTTGAGACATTAACAGAAGAAGTATTTGATAAAATTAAAGAGTTCTTTGCTTCTGTACCAAGATTAGAACACACCTTTGAATATAAGTGTTCTAAATGTGGATATAAGGAAGATGTTACTTTAGCAGGATTAGATGCTTTTTTCGGCTTAGCATAAGTTATGATAATCTTGTAAATCATTACAAGACTAATTTTCAACTTATGCAACATCATAATTATAGTTTGTCCGACCTTGAAAATATGATTCCTTATGAAAGAGAAATATATGTTGATTTATTGAGGCAACACCTCGAAGAAGAACGAGATAGACAGCAATCTATGAAATAGGATAAAACTATGCAGACACCTGAGACAATAGCGAAATTAACAGCGGCAACAGCTGGAGCCTCTACTGGTCTAGAGGCTTTGATAAAAACCTTTAGTGTAACTGAACGGGCAAAAAAACAAAAAGAAAAACAAGAGTCCAAGAAAGAAAAGGACGAAGCAAGAAAATATCTTAAAGAAAATAAAGATATGTTGAGAAAACTTGTTAATACGGTCTCTGTATCTACTCAAGAAGAAAAAAGGGACAAAGAAACACATAAAAACACGGCTTCTGTTGCTGATACTTCGGAAAAGATGTTGACACAACAGGAACAACAACACGAAGATGCTCAAAAAGCCAGAATATTAAGTAATAAACAAGACGCTAAAAACGCATTAGCGAATATTGCTAGTTTAGGCTCCTTAATAGGATCGAACGTGGAACAAATGCGATCTCTGACAGCGGGAAATCAGATGATGCAGGGGATGCTTCATATGTCATCCCAAAACTATGTTGCGATTAACGCTGTATCTACTGAAATTGTTAGGCTCCATTCGTTTTTGAAGGGCGATTCTATTGCACAACAGAAAGAAAGAATTTCACGATTAGGAAGAGAAAGAAACTTTGGTCTACAAAGAGAAGCCGCAATTCAAGCTGATTTTGATGCTAGAATATCACTAGCAGAAAAGAACAATAAGAAGTTTGCTGATGAAAAGATCACTTCACAACACCAATTTCAAACAGAAATGTATAAAAACATTCTGAATGGAGGAAAGAATAGTGAGTTAGGGAAAACATTCAGTCAAATAGAAACGGAATTAAGAAATGTAGGACGTATCACAAAGAATAATCTTGGGCAAGATGGATATGCAGTACTTGATCCTAATGAGTCCTCTCCAACATCTCAATTTCTTGATTATAATAATTCTGGTGGATTGTTTGGCCAATGTTGTGAAATATTAGAAGATTTATATGACCTTGAAAAGAAGGGAGATGAAAGAGATAGGAGGCGCTGGAGATTAGAGCAAGAGGCTAGAAGAGATGCTATGAGCGGAAAACGAACTGATCCGTCAGCGGCACTCCAAAAATTAGCAAAAGATAGAAGTAAAAATGGAATGTTTGACCTCTTTCCTCCTGATTTTCTTAAAGATTTACCTATTCTTGAAGGTGCATTAGGATGGGGCGCATATAAAGCGGGCAAAACATATTGGAAAAAACATCAGAACACAAAATCAACTGCTTCTCCAAAACCAACTTCTCCAAAACCAACTGCTTCTCCTTGGCAAGAGGGACTTACACCCAAAGGCGGTATTAAAGGAACTGGCCCATATAATTCTCAACTTAGAGTTCCTAAGGGGGCATCACCATTCACATATACTAACTCTGCTGGAATAACAAAGACCTTTAAGCCTGGTCAGCTTCTTCCAATGGAAATAAATGAAGGCAAATTATTAGAGTTGATTAAGAATGGCCGTACGTCAGGTGGGCCTGCATTATCACGTTCACATTTAAACGCATTAGGAAGAGGACAAATTCCTAAGGATCTAGCCAAAAAGTTGAAGTTGAATTTAACACCTAAAGAGATTCAGCAGTTGGGAGAAGGAAAAGTTCCTAAACGATTTAAAACAGTGGGTCCAGGCGGATTTAAGGCTGGAGCATACAAAACACTTGATGTTGCTAATAAGGCGGCCAAAGTGTTGATGGTTGCTGATTATATGGCTTCAATCAGACAAGGTCAAGGATACGGTGAGGCTGCCCTTAATACACTTCACGATGGTTTAAAAGGACTTCTATGGTTAGGTGATGCTATTACACCTGATACTCCAGGCACAAGTGATTTTGAAGTTGCGCTTGATGAGTATATGGACAGCCAATCAGATATATTTGATAACAGTAATCAATGGGAAACAGGAATAATTGCTACGGGGCTTGGTGCTGGCCCCAAGAAGAGGGAATATAAAACTGATCTTCTCAATATAGCTGGTCCAAAATATGGAAGACAATTACACGATGAAGCAGAAAACACATATGGCGCTGTAGATGTTGGTTGGGGTGTTGGTGATATTGAAGATTTACAAGCACTTTCAAAATTATCTCCAGAACATTTAGATGCACTGTTACAACATCAGGCTTGGGACAAAGGTGACAGAGAAACAATCACCAATCTTCTTGATGCTAAAATGAATGGTGTGGGAATTAAGTATGAATCTGGATTTATGGGATTCGGTGAGTCTATAAAATATCAAACCAATAAAGGCGAATGGTTAACATCAGAAGAATTTGATGCATTAACTCCTGATATTAAATTACAAGATGATTTTGCGAAAGCTGGTTTAGAAAGAGGTTCTATCTTCACACACGATATTCATCTTGAGAAAACATTAGGCAAAATATTCACATTTATGACTGGTTCTGGTAGTGCAGAGGCGGGAGTAACTGATAAATTCTTGTTGAAGATGTTAAAGAAACTTAGTGATGATGTTGCTGGTGCAACTGGTAAAAGTTCTAAAGCGCAAAAAGAATATTCTGATTATAGAAGGTTATTGGGCGAAGATAGAAAAAATGTTAGATGGTATGAGAGAAAGAGTGAATTTGAACGTGAACAGTATTTTAGAGATAATCCTGGAACAAGAGAGTCAATGCAATCCTCACTTGATAGAGTTAAGGAGGGCGGTGGACTAAAAGCTGATATCGATGCTCATCCTGAACTTATAAAACTTCAAAATAAGGCAACTGATTTAGGTAAAAAAGCGTTAGAAGCCGCGCAGAAAAAACATCAATTCATAACTCAAAATAAGAAAGGAATGAATGCGGCCGCTGTTGCTCCTGCAATGAGTGATTATGGTGGCATTGAATCATCTTCTTGGGATGATCCAATCTGGTCTGGTATAAGCGCATTCTTTAGAAAGCATATTTGGCCTGGTGATAATGGTAAACCGCCAAGTATCATCAAAGATTATGCTCCAATGGACGAACAATTGTTGAGAGATTATTTAACTGGAAGAAAAGGAGATACGGCATTTGGTGAAGCGAAAGGGGCTTCAATGACTAAAGTTGGTTGGGGTACCTTTGACCAACTTCCGAAAGAGGCTCCTGATTTCTTAGATAAAATTGCCGCCATCGGACAAATTCCATGGGCGGCATTCCTAACACTTCCATACCATCTTCGAGATAAAGAAGGTCCTATGAAGGGACTTGGTGATTTCTGGGAGCAGAATAGCGCATATGCGAAAATTCGTTGGAATAGAGAAACAATTAATACTTCTGAGGATGCTTGGAGAGTTGGTGCGAAGTATGATGATGCAAATCAGGCTGGTATATTAGAAACATTAAACAGTCAACTCAATCCACATCCTGTTATGAATAGTTCCGATAATTCTAGTGGTGGTGTTGTTGCAAATTCAGGCAATACGCATATAACAAATAATACATATGTTGCTCCAACATCAACAGCACACGCACCAGCATTACCTGCGGGAATGAATAGATAATAAAAAAGGGGATCCATATGGATCCCCTCAGTTCCGAAATTACTACTTGTTACGATTCTGCTAGTTTAGAGAAGTAACTCATAGTATCATCTTCCTCAGCACTGGCAGAATTATCTGACGTGTCCCAAGGAATTTCATCATCCTGCTTACTAGCTTCTGCTACTGGAGTTTCAGGTGCAGAAATAGTTTCGGCAGTGAATGTAGATGTTGGTGAATCGGATCCGCCTGTTACACGAAGGAACTTCTTCTTCAACTCATCATATGACTTGAACTTATCCTCAGTAATCTCAGCCTGAAGTGAATAAAGACCATTATAAAGAGTCTCCATTTCACTTTCATCCTTCAACCACTGTGATGGCTCTTCAAATGTGGACTTGTCATATTTAACAAATCCATCCGCCTTACGTGCCTTCAACTTGAAGTTGGCACCATTGAACAAATCAAACACATTCACTGGAGTTTCATCTTCAAACTCAGGTGATGCGGCTGCCTGAATCATATCAAAAATAGACTTACCATACTTGAACAAGAATACCTTACCCTCGTTCTCTGGATGAGCAGAATCCTTCTCCACATAGATGTTAGAGATATACTGCAATCTACGCTTACGATCTCTTGCAATCTGCTTGTTAGAATCAATTCCAGAATTCCATAACTCAGAATTAGCCTCAGATACAGGATCTTGCTTACCAATTGTTGTTAGTGAATTCTCGATATACCATCCACCTTTACCTTTGAAACCGTGAGTGTACATCTTAACGAAGGGATAATCCTCTTCATTTGGGGAATCAAGGAATCGAATAATTGCATATCCATTTCCTGACTTATCACGTTCTAACTTCCAGTAACGGTCGTCTACATAACTATTTGATGAACCAGAGGCCTGGTTCAACTTTTCCATCATTTCAGATACGTTCTTTTTAGATTTAGAACGCTTTTTTAGAGCGGCAAAACTCATAATACTTCTCCTATTTTATATTGATTTAAGGGGTGATATATTATCACCTACCTGCTTTTGTGGATTAGAGTGACCACCCACTATGACTTTTTACTCCGCAGAATCCTCATCTGCAACTGGAGTGGGTGCATCATCACCTTCCATAACACTCTTAATCGCTTGAGCAAAACCTGCTCTTGCCATTTCAAGTCGCTGAACTTCTTTATCAATAGAAACAAGATGCTCAATTGCAATCTTCGCTACATCAGGTAGAGTCTCTACATCATATTCATTACCATCAATTCGTACAGTATTTTGTACCGATACTTCTTCACTCATTATTATCTCCTAATTGAGTTATTACAAAATTTCTCTTTCGAGTTCACACGCTAATTGATTCATAGAATCAATCCTATGATTAATATTATACAAATCAGGCATCACACCAGGAAGGGGTAATCTCTGATTCTTCATATTTATATCATAAACTGCTTTACATTCACCAATCAATGCTTTTAATTTAATCAAACATTGTTCTTCTGTATGCATTTTACCATCCATTATACACTAATCCTATGTAGTTGTCAAGTGTTTTTGTATACTTTCTGCATATTTTCTCACTTCATATTGGGCGTGAGGATCAGTCCTCAAACCAATAAGTCTGTTGTATCCATTCAAGGATGCTGTTTCAACAAACTCAGTGTACATAGATTGAGGCAATACTGACCTTGATTGTTCTGGACAAACATTTTCAGTCTCAATCAATTCATTATATTTAGATAGCATTCCAAATGTGGCATCAGAAATCCATCCCTGCATATCGCCACTATATTCGTGAATATCATCAGAGGAACCTTGTTTCACATTATCAGCACGAAGTCTCCATTCATTTGGAATAAAGAAGTCTGGAGTATCAGCAACATACCTTCGGGACACTTCATTTCGAGTGAATCCAATTTGATGTTTGTACCACTGACGGGCAATAAAAATAGGCATCTTGATTCTGAAAGAGGCTACTTGAAGTTTATCAACATCCTCTTCTTTCACGTTCTGCTTCCACCACATAGAATCAGGCTCAGAAAGTTTAGGTGTATAGTCTGCTACGAGATAAGAGTCTGTGATTTTATCCATCATATCAAACGCTTGAACAGAAAGTGGATTCTGGCTCTTCATTGTATCAGTAACAATACCGTTCTTCAAGAAGGCGAAGAGTGAACCGCGTTCAAAGAAACGGACAGAGGTAGAACCAATCTGAACGATTGATCTAGCAAACTGTTCATTAGTGGATTTATTAACCCAATCAATATATTCGTTCTTATTCATTATTCGTTCAAGTAGATATTGAACGTGAGAGAACGGAGTCCAGTGGTCGTGCTTTGCTAGATAGTTGATAAGACCTTTATCTTTCTCCATATCAATCTTATCGTGGAATTTATGCATTGATACTCGGGCTGCATTAACCACAGTCAAGTCAGATGGTTTAATTGGGAGCATTTCTACAGAAGAAATACCATCACCAAGAGGATCTAATCTCATTATAAAAATTCCTCCATTAACATTTCCCTTTGCCTTTCTGTTGAATTCAACATTTCAATAATCATTTCATAATCATTCCTGGCCGAATAATAAGAATCATACTGGAGCGTAGTTTCAATTAAAACTCCATTTAGTCTATATTTCACGTCCAATTTATCAGTGCCCTCAAAAACAATTCCTTCGAGGTTAACTCGTGTAAAATTCAAGTGGCTCTTATCTGTATCATTCATCTGAGGCATTCACAAATACTCCTTTCATAATTTCTCCATAGTGTTTAGTGTCAAAATTCATAAACTCACTATATCTATCATATCTATATTGTTCCATTGGATAGATATACTGATCTGTTATCTCTTTCTTAAATCGTCTGCTAAAATGTAGTAACGAATCCATAATTATATATGACTCAACCTCAATCATCTTTTGTTGAACGAATCTAAAAATAATAGGGTGTTCTCCATCTTCAACTTCAAACAATCTATCAAATCCCATTCCTCTTGCAACAAGGAACTCTTTCACCTCTTTCATATCCTCAGTAAAAACATATGATAGTGATTGCACCCGCTTCTTCCATTCAAAGTATGTGTTCTCTGCCTCTTGTGAATGTAAATCTCCTATCCATACTTCATCACTACCGTGATATGAAAAGTTTGCTACCAAATACTGGAGCAAATCTCTTTTATTTTTGTTTCCTATAGCCTCAAAGAAATACCTATCACTCCGTTTTTCATATGCCGAAGTGTTAATCTTTTTCGTCTTGCCCCTATACTTGACAAAATTATAATCACTGGTAATACTAAAATGTTGCTTTAAGGAAACATATAATTTATATGCTTCAAATCCAGTCACAGTGGCAGTACACTACCTTTTTCTTCATCCGATATCAAATTATTATTAACTGCTTCACAATGAATCTTTTCTTGGAATGCAGGAGAAATTAACTTCGCAACTTGCTTGGCTTCCAATTCGTGTTCAACCATATACTCTACCATAGCATCCATATATGTAACACCAGCTTGCATCTTCTCCTCAATTAACATCTGAAATGCTTGTTGCTTATTAACTTTTCTCATATTATAACATATCCCCATTATCTGTCAAGTAATTCTTCACAAATCTTTTCGCGGTCCTCAAATGAAGTGCCTTCCCACGCTTTAATTTCCTCAAGTGTACGTTTACATCCCTTACACTTACCCTCTTCATCCATCTTACATACTTTAATACACGGCGACATTGCCACACATTGACTAATAAATTTTTCTTTACTGCTCATATTAAGTCTCTAACCTCTTTAATGCTTTCAAAACGATAGTCCTTACAATATCACTGTCCCATCCAAAAATATCGACATATTCGGCAAGAATTGGACACTCATCTTGTCTGATTTTCTTATACTCTCTCAGACGACTATACGCTCCTTGGTAAGTATAATTTTTCAGCAAGTCGAGGGTGATGTCATTAGCATATGCATCAATTTCATCTGGATCACTCAGATATACTATACGCTTTTGTTTTTCATCCATTCCGTCGAGATAGAGTGGCATCACTACCAATCCATCACGTTTTTTGATTTGTTCTCTATGAATCATTTCGTGTTCTATTGTTTGTTGTGCTTGATGTTGTAGGAACTCCCAACTATCAGTATTTATAGTCAGCAATTCTTCCTCATCATTCATAATCAGAACCAACTCAATGTTCTCTTCCTCTTCCCAATCAAAAGAGTTGAAGTATCCATTAACAGTGACACTATCTTGGTCAATCTGATCACCAACAGAATATATGGCAACACCCACACCAAACTGTTCAAGTTCTTCTTGAAAAATAGTCGCTAAGTCAGCACCATCCATTTCGACCCCAACTACTTGATTTTTAATTCTTTCGAAAATTTCATTCATAATAATAAGTTTCTCTCTCAATCAACAATTACTATTATACACGAATCTGTGGTAATGTCAAGTCTTTTCACTCACTTATCAATAAAAGTCCAGTATCGAATCCACCAAGTCTTGATCTTTTTTCTGCTTTAGCCTTAATCACTTCTTCTTCGGTGATTCCGTGCATCTTCATAAGGGTTGTGAATACCTCATAAACATCAGCATATTCATTTACATCAAGCCAATCAGACTCAATAACTTCCTCTATCTCTTCATAAAGTTTATCTATAAGAAACTTTTTATATGTAGTCCCTCCAGGCATAACTGTACTTAGTCTTTCGTCAGGAATTTCTTTAATGTAGTTATCACGAATCAATTTAATCATATTTCTTCACCATTGATGAATCGCATTCAATATAATTGCGATCATTGTTATCATTTCCATTAGATACCAAAAGAGTCGGATGTAACAACACATATCGGCTTTTTTATTATCTTCTGCACACTTACCACCAAATGTTTTACATAGTGTTAGGATCATACTCTAATGATGCTGAATTTGCAACTTCATCACCATATCCTCGTATATAGTCTTCATAATATTCTTTGAATTTTGGATTGTCTCCAGTGAATTCTTGTGGATTTTCTCCATACTCAGAGGCAAACCATCCTGCTCTATAAAATCTACTCTTTGCACGTAAATACGCATCTTTATTATCTGCATTAATAATCATAATACCATTCCTTGTTCTCTTAAACGCTTCTTCCAAGATCCACCCTTAATTTGCTCATTAAGTTGAATTCTGATTGGCCGTACAATCTCTTCTCTGATATGAGCCTCGATTGACGGATTATTCACAACAGACTTGATAATCTGTTCCATATGCTCTTGTGAAATATTAAAGTTCATCATATTGTTCTCTTTCTATTGTCAATACGTAGTATTATACACTAATAATCAAAGGATGTCAAGTTTTTGTATTATAAATAATCAAGTATATATATTAACAAATTTAAAGAAGTTACCATTATGACTATTGAAAACACAAATCCAGAAGGACTAAAAGAAGCAACAGAAGCATCTGATATAGGTACAGCAGACTTTAGTTTTAACAATGTTATTAAAGCATTCCAAGAACTTCCAACGGCATCACTACTTCGTTCGATTGCATCCACTGTTCCGATGAAGTTATCGACAGGTAAAGTTATCAACATTCGTAGAAATGGAGCCACCAACTCATATGAGACTGTTCAGGCAACATTGAATGTAAATGGTATCTCTGCCACTCCTGTTTCTACTGGAATTTCTGTTGAGGCTCTACAGGATCTTCACAATCAATATCAAGAGAATGGTATTAAAATTGCGGCAAATCTTCTTCGTGGAATTATCGACAAGGAAGAAAACACTGCTTTAGAGACTTTCCTTTCTACTAACTCCCTTTCAACTACCGCTTTGACACTTACGAATGCTGGAAATGCTGAAACAAATCTTTTTGAAATCACTCAACGAGTTCAGGAACTTGTTCTGAAAATGAACACTCCTAACTTCCGCACATATGATGCATTTGTGATTCTTCCATACAAGTTCGCGGCATCAGTTTCTACTCTAAACCAATATATTGGTGGTGGAGAAGATAACAAGAGTGGTCTTGTTGTGAGTAAACTTGGTAAGACAACTTACTATGTGAATCCAGATTCAGCATCTACAACAGCATATGTTGGTCTTGTTGAAAATGATAAGACTGCTCTAGGTGCATCCTCAATTATTGTTGGTGACTATAAGCAAGAGATTGTTACATCAACTCACGTGGAATCATTCCAACAAAGAGTTGGCATCATTAACAGATACGCATCTGTGGTAAATCCTTTATCAACAACAGGTGCGGAAATGTTAATGAAGTTCGCTATCAGTTAAGTTAGTTGTTTATTAACTGTTGTTAGGGCAGCATATGCGTCCTGGAAATCTTCTTGGGCGGTAACTTCCTCAGCGAAGTTACGCATATGCCACACTTTAGCAAGCTGACGGATTAATCTCTTCGGCAGACCTTGTTCATCGTGAATAGTGTCCACAACGTCTTTGATGTGATCACGTTCAGATTCAATTCGAGTCATTGAATCTGAAATCTGTTGAAGTGCTGTATCAATTTTCTTTAGATCAGCTGGATTTGATGGCATCATTACACTCATTACATTTTCTCCTATTGTTGAAATGGTGAGTGTATTATACTATATTTTATTGCTAATGTCAAGTAAGAAAGGGCCCGAAGGGCCCTTTCTGTTGCGGAATGATTAATTATTCTACTTCCATCTCCTGTAGAATCTCTTCATTTGTTTTTGCTTTATGATGCTCAACAGGACAACCACAAGAATATCCTTCTTGATTATCGTGTTTATCTGCTTGTTCCATATGCCATTTTGCGATGGCTCTGTGTTGTTCTGGTTTCATAATACATCCTTGCTATACGTTTAATATCCTCATATTCGGATAGTTGTTTTTGGTGATACTTCTGGGCTGTTATTTCAGCTCTTCGTATCGCTTCTTTCTGTTCTGGATTCATTGTAGAACCTCTTTGCTAATGCTACCGCAATTTGACAAGATTCATCCTCACACCAGACTGGTTCAGAGGAATTCTCTTTCCACTGCTCACTTACTTCTTCAAGAGTGGCCATATTAGTTGAACCTCGGATTGGCAGAGACTACATTGGCCTCAATGATATCAAATGAATTGTCTTTGAATACAGTCTTGTATCCGTGTCCATCCTTTCCGCCTAGATTGTATACAGACACGATTTCACGTCCTTGGGCATCAACATCGCCCGCATCAATCTTTGTACCATCTTCTAGTACAACGCCCCATACCTGAATAGTCCTACGTGGCCCATTCTTTTTCTTTTCACTTCTACGCATATATATAACTCCTTTATTTTAAATACACTTACAAAATACTTGACCATTTTAGTCAAGAAACACGAGTATTATACTCTATTTATTAACAAATGTCAAGTTTTTTCTGAAAATATTTTATTTTTATAAATAATAGACAATACGAGGTGATATATGTTTGGAATACCATTAGAAGTGATATCAATGTTGGCGTCCACTATACTAGGTGGATATATGAAGATGAAAGCGGATGCTCGACAAGATGAGCGTGACCGCAATATGATGACTCTCAAACTTCTAAAAGGAGAAGAACAGTCTAGGAAACGGGCACAACAAAATAATACTAAATCTGCGAAGTGGGCGAGAAAGTTTATCGTTACATCACTTATGTTAATGGCAGGATTTATTCTCATTGCTCCAGTTCTATTCAACGAACCAACCAACGTAATGTACGAAGTAACACACGGTTTCAAGTTATGGTTCTTGGACTTCACTTGGACTTCAAATGAGTGGACAGAATTAGTAGGGGTGGTAACTCCAGAATGGTTACCATATGCGATATTAAATGTACTTGGTTTCTACTTTGGAACGGGTGCTGTAAATAGGAAATAGATATGAATGATATGAAATATGTAGCATTTTTAGTATTGACGGCGTTTATATTAGCATCGTTGATATTAGTCTGGACGATACTAGGAACAGATGTTAGTTGTGGTGAAGGATGGCACGCTATGCCAGATGGTACTTGTATGAGTAATACGGAGAAAATGTAATGTTATCATTCAAACAACATTTACAAGAAGCAAACTCGGAAATTATTTTTGATATTGAAGGTATGCCAGTTATGAAACCAATTTCTATTCCAACAAAAGGAAAGGGATTTTGGGGTGGTGTAAAAATTTGGATTATGGAAACTCGTAAATGGGAATTGACAGAAGATTTCAATTATAGCATTGATGGCATTCAATACACAATTCCAAAAGGATTTGTTTTTGATGGTGCTTCTGTACCAAAGTTTTTCAGAAGTTGGTTGAGTCCAATGGGAGTTTTGTTGATTGGTGGTCTTGTTCACGATTACGGATACAAGTATGAAACACTACTTCATAAAAACAAACATACAAACAACGGATTGAGAAATCAGAAGTGGATGGATGAGACATTCAGAGATATCAACATTTCCGTAAATGGATTCAGAACAATTAATTATCTTGCCTACTACGCATTGAGATTAGGTGGTTTTCTTGCTTGGAATGGACATAGAAAAGTAGGGGCTGATTGGAAATCTTCAATAAAATGAAAGACGTAGAAATTTCAGCAATTGTTAATCCTTTAACTATGTAGGAATATGAAAACATTAATACTGTTATTAATGGCGTTTAACGCATACGCTTTGGACGACTTCGATTTATTCAGATATGGTCCACAAGCCAACGTTGAAGTCAAACGTACTAAATTTATTGTAGAAATGGTTTTCTATGATAATCCAAGATCACTTCAATGGGAATATGATAAGAGAACTACTAGCGATGAATTAGGTAATTCAAATGGTATTCGTGCTTTTACCGTATCCTCAGAAAGTATAGATACTTGCTATATACATATAGAGAAAGCAGAATTTTGGGATGACCGTGAACAAATGGCTATAACTGGTCACGAGTTGTATCATTGTATGTTAGCCAAACACAACAAAGGGAAGAAGTTTGAGTAAGAAGAAAGCAAAACAAAAGAAGCGTAGAAAGGAGAGAAAGGAATTGAGATTCAACGCAACACATAATAATGAGAAGGTGAAAAATGATGAAGAAAACACAACAACAGCATATCTGGTTCAATAAACCGGTATTCTATTCAATGGCGGCTTTGGCAGTCGCATCTACTATAACTGCTTGTAGCAGTATAATTTCAAAGGCACCAAATGATGGAAACAATAACACTCTTAGTAGTGTATCTGTTAGTCCTCCTGTGGTTGAAACTGTACCTGAAAAGGTAATAGTTGTTCCCGAAGTTGTAACTATAGGAGAAGAAATCTTTCTCAGATGCCGACAAGAAGGTAATACTGATAGATATGTGTGTGTCCGTGAAAAGGACAAAAAATGGAACCCGTTTAAATAAAAGGCTCCCTGATCAGGGAGCCTAGAATGTTACTCTTCTAGCAACAGTTGATTGTTAGTGATAGGAATTTCTTTAGGTTTATCTTCATTTGGAACAATTACATTCATATAAATCAATAGAAGTCCGTCAGTAAGATCGGCACTAACTACCTCAACATTATCTCCTAATGTAAACTTATTTGTGAAAGAACGATCCGCGATTCCTTTATGTAGAATTTCTACATCCTCCATATCATATGGTTTTTCGGTTTTCGTACCTTCAACAGTCAATACATTCTTTTCGTGAACAATATATAATTCCTCCATTCTCCATCCAGAAAGAGCAAACTCCAGCATATAGAGGTCTTTGCCTTTTATGATATTGTAAGGGGGATACTTTTGATTTGGTGTATCGTACTGATTCAATGAATCAAAGATATTATCGAGACCGAGGGAATTACTCATCCAAGGGCCGAAAAATTCTGAGGGGGCCGAGAGGCGTCTGTTGTTTTGCATAATATTCTCCTATTAAGCGAGTTAAAATTTGTGGCCTTAATTAAGTACCACTTTATATTCGATTCATAGACCCGAAGCATCTACTCATCAAATTAGGCGGAAGCACCGTAAACTTCCGATAGGGGGTTTAGTTTTTCAACTATCTGCTGGTTCCCCTTAACTCAGAAACATTTATGATATTATATTAACTCTTACGCTTATCACTGGTTAAATATTTACATCACAATTTAAAGTTTCTTGAACCGTTACGGTTTTTTAATTCTTGATAGGGTTATTTGGTAATAAGGTAACCCTATCGAAATCCTCATCTAGCGAATCAGGCCGCTAGAGCGTAATAACTATCGTTTGCAGTTATATTTATTTATACTCAGTTTTACG